GTCCGAGCAAGTGAACTCTCCGAAGCAATCTCCCACACATTGACCCAAACACTGATTCGTTGGATTGTTGATTTGAACTTTGGTACAGATGTTGCTTCCCCCTCACTGACACGGGAGTTTCGCATCGAAGAATCCTCAATCTCCGTACCTGACCTTTCTCTCCTCATTCAATCTGGATACACCCCTCGTAAGGAATGGATTGAGCGTCATTTCCGTGTTGAGTTGGAAGAAAAAGGTCCCGAAGGTGCAGCGGCTGAGGAAGAAAGTACAACTTTTGATGCCAAAAAAGACCAAGATATTTTTGGGGATATATTCGGTGGTGGTGGCACCGACCCTAATGCCCCTGGTGCTCCAACTGGGCAAGCCGCTGCTGAAGGCGAAATGGCAAAAGCTGGTGCAGAGATGGAGATGCCTGCCGGGGCAACCCCTGAGGAGTCTCAGTCGGATGCTATCGGGGAACCCTCCCTTGAAGACCAAACTGCTGCAATCACCGGTGAGTCCGGACTCCCCCCCGGAGCTACTCCCGAAGAATCTCAATCTGACACAGAGATGTCGGATGAGGAGATTGCGGACTTGCTAAACATGGGCGACGAACAACAACCACAGAAACCATTTGGTAATGAGAAGATTACCGAAGATCAAGCAGTTGAGATGGATAAAAAGTAGGGTAAAAAATAAACATGGATCACTAACTAAACACAGTGTTTACAAAGAAGATACATGTGTTTCGTGCGGGCGATCAGACCTCTGCTCAAGGGGTCCAGAGGAATTTCTCTCCGAAAGACCTCGATCAAGTCGTAAAAACTTACGACCCCTCGATACACGAAGCACCCCTAGTAATCGGTCATTCAGGGGATAACGACAGTACCCCCGCCTACGGTTGGATTCAAGGTTTTTCCCGTCAAGGGGATAACCTGTATGCTGATGTGGCCTTCACTGATGCTGCCAAAGACTTAGTAAAAGATGGTCATTACCGCAAGGTCTCGATATCGTTTTACTCCCCTGACTCTGCCATAAACCCGCATAAAGGGAAGTGGACCGCTAGACATTTGGCTTTGCTGGGGGCTTCACCTCCGGCAGTAAAAGGTTTGGAACCCTTCAACTTCGCTGAAGTTGATGGTGTTTTTGACTATGCTGTTGCTTTAGCTCCTTCCGACATCTTTGATGACGAACTTGGACCGACGCTTATCGTTGAGAAAAGTCCACTTCAAATGTTGCAGGAAAAGCTTGCTGCGGTTCGTGACGACGTTTCGAGCGCCGTTCAAGATATGCAAGCAAGTTCACAAAACCAACCTGTGAACCAACTACAGGATGTTGCCGGTTCGTCTGTAACCAGCGAGCCGGAAGCGGCTCAAATGGCCAACCCTGACTCACAACAATTTACTGAAAACAAAAGAAACAAAGGTCGTGAAGGCACTGAAATCGCTCAGCAAACGGCTGACCTCGAAAATCAATTTCCGGAAGAGGAATTTATGGACCAAGGAAGTATCAGCCGGAAGCGTGCCAAAGGCGCCAACGGCCAAGTTATGCAAGTTGTAGAAAACGTCTACGACGAAGCTCACAAAGAATCGACCGATGAGCGCAAAGCCGCCGCTGATCGTGCCGCTGAGGCCAAACGCCTCGGTAAAGAAGGCAAGTCAGGCGAGGCCAAAATGGCCAAACGTTTTGGTAAGGAAGAAGACAAACTCATTTCTGAAGACCATAAAGAGCTGACCCCCGCTCAGCGCAAAATGGACAAGAATAAGAATGGTAAGATTGACGGTGAAGACATGAAGATGCTTCACAACGATCATTCCGAACTTGAGTACGACGAAGTATCCTACAAGACCAACCCATCTCAAGGTGTGGTCAAGTTTGGTAAAAAGTCTGAGGCCGACGATGATGATGACACCGGTCGTTATGAGACTGCTCGTTCTGCTGACAACGGTTACGTTGACCGCATGAAGACCGGCAAAGCTGGAGCTGGCGCTCAAACTGGCCGTTTCAAGACCGCCAAGAGTGGTGCTCAAGACGCTAATCGTATGCAAACCGCTATGAACGGTGAGCAAGATGTTGACCGTTTGAACACCGCTGAAGCTGGTCCCGATGGTGACGGTTTCTCTCGTTGGGCCGGTCAGCAAGACGGTTACGACCAAGTCAGCAACATGGACCAGTATGATGCTGGCCTGAGCGACTACCCTGATGGTGTTCAACCGAAGATGTCCACCGGCACCGACCCTTACGGTCGTGACGAGACTGAAACCAAGATGCCTACGGAATCCGAAGAAATGCCGGATGACGAAGTGTTTGCTGTTAGCACAGTGAACGTTATGTCCGATGGTTCAATGCGTGTTCTTCGCACCAAATCATCTGATGCTCGTGCCAAGTCTGTCAGCACTCACAATGTGCTGTATGCAGAAGGTCCCCAAGCCGACGAAATGACAGGTCCTGACGGTGTAACAACCGCCAAGAAGTCAATGAAGGGGAGCAAAATGGTGGAACATGCCGAATATGACCAAGGCGAGGGCGGTGGCGGTAGCCTCGACTCCCTTCGTGTAGAAATTGGCGATGGCAAGAAGTCCAAGAACAAGCAACTGATTCCAGGTGCTATGGACACTACCGATGAGCCCGGTCAAATCGTTGGTCCTGACGGTGCTTTTGCTGAATCCTACCGGGGTGAAAAGAAATCTACCTCCAAGCAACTGACTCCTGGTGCTATGGACCAGATTGATGAAGCCGATGAAACCGTTGGACCTGACGGTGCCTACGGCGAAGCTTCTCTGGAATCTCTCCGTGAAGATATCGGCGACGGCAAAAAGTCCAACAAAAAGCAACTGACCCCAGGCGCTCAAGACAAACTTGACGATCCTGCGGAAGTTACTATGCGCTCCGGAGGTGTAACCGGTGGTGCTGATCACGGCGAAGGTTGCGGCGGCGGTAAGAAGAATCCCTACACCAAGACCGGTTTTGGTTCTACTTACGATGAGGACGGTGAAGGCGACGATGGCGTCGATGAAGGCGACGAAAGCTACAACGAAATGTCTGCCGACCATTGCGGTATGAACTATACAGGTATGGGGTCTATGGACCAACCCCGTGCTGTGGGTTACCCAACTCAAATGTATGATGAACTCAAGCGCCTCAAGCAGGAGCACGCTGAGCTTCAACGCATGTACATGGAAGAGAAGCTGAGTAGCCGTCGTAGCAAGATTTCCAACTTTGTGGAAGCTCTCTATGAAGAAGGTCGCATGACCGATGGCATTATGCCTCAGTCTGAGCTTCAGTCTTACTGCGAAGGTCTTGAGTTCGGTACTCTTGAGTTCTCCGAAGGCGAAACCGCTGCTAGCAAACTGCTTGGTCTCTTGAGCAAGCTTCCCCCGATGGTCTCCTTCGGTGAAGTTGCTGGTGGTACCTTCCAGTATGCTGAAGATGACCTCGACCCTCATGCCCGTGCTTTACAAATGGTTGAAAAGGGCGAGGCGAGCGATTATGTGGAAGCATTGAAAAAAACAATGTTCTCCTGAGGTGAGTAAATGGACCTCCTAAGTCTCGTGGGAATGGCCACCAAGCGGAGGTCTGATTACATTACTCAAGCAAAAGACCTGGCAAGCAAATACAAGACTCAGCCTAATCTGGAAGAGCAGATGGCAAAGCAGTCGAAGTTGCTGGTTGTCGGGTTACGGGACAAGCAAATGAGGTGGGAGGAATACGAGCGATCAATGCTCGATAAGACTCTCATCTCTGCACTTGCCGCATTTATTTTAGGAGTTGGCCCAGATAAAGCCAACCAGAAAATTGAAAAGGCGTGGCCCATCGTTGTTGGCGATATGCTACCGCCCCTGACAAAGTTTTTGGCAGAGACCAAAGAATATATTGACAACGGGACCCTAATACTGGGGGACCAAACTCTGGATTTTGCAGATTACAATCTCCTTGGAGCTATACCCGGAGCAATAGACCTTGGAAGTGATGAGCTAAACGGTATCAATCCCGAAGAGGAAGGTACTATGGAAGCTAGTAAATCACTTGCTCAAGGTCAAACATGGCCTTCTTTGGCCTCACGAGTTTCTAGATATCTTGCTTCTCCCACTTTTTCTTTCTTCAACCTTGGGCAATACATGGTTTCCCAGGATTTGGGGTTCAAGGAAATGCGTAGGGTAGCAAAAAGAGATAAGAAAACTTGCATTGATTGTAAGAGATATGATGGCGCTGGTTGGGCTCCAATAGGTGAGTTACCTATGCCTGGAAAAGGCTGTCGGTGTTATGACCGGTGTCGTTGTGATATTGAATACCGTTAGGGTAAAAACCTAACATGCAAACTAGGTAAAAAACTATTCCTAGAGCAAACTAAATTGAAGACCCTTACTATAGGATAAAATCATGGCAACAAATGCCGCACCCATCTACGGGAAGCAATACATCCGTTACGCAGAAACCTGGGAAGCACCTGTCAACACCGAAGCTGGCGCTATCGGAACTGTTGAAATCGGTGAACTCCGCGCAGTTAGCTATGCTACCTGGGCTGGTCCTAACTACGCTGCTGCTGGCGACGCTTTCAACCCTGCTGCCGCTCAAACCACCATCGTAGGTATCAACCAGGCTTATATGCCTACCGCTCTGGCTCAGCCCAACACTGCCCGTCAACTGACTGTGGCAACTTCCGGCTTGCTCCTGATCGAAAACGATCCTGCTTCCCCCTTCGTCAACGCCAACCTCAACGACCCTCTGGCTATCAACGCCGCTGGTCAAGCCAGCTTGACTGGTACCGCTGTTACCCTCGACGGCACGACTCCTCGCATCCGCGAGATTGTGCAAATCGGTGGTCGTAACCTCGTCCTCGTTTCATTCGCCTAATAACTAGGTGGTTGGGCATCCTTTGGTGTAAGTCCCAACCCTGGTTGCAACCATTTGAAGACAATTTTTTAATTTCGGAGTTTACCTCCCATGATGAATCTCTCGCAAACCTATGCGGGCGTAGATCCTATTCTGACTACGCTGGCACAAGGTTTTATGCTTCCGGCGACTAACATCGCCAACTTTATTGCCCCCGTTGTTGACACCCCTACTCGTGCTGGCCGCATTCTGCGTTTCGGCAAAGAGCAGTTCGCCATCAACGACTTCCGTCGTGCATACGGTACGAACATTCCTTACGTTCAAAGCCGTTACGATTCCGAGCCTTATGCTCTGGAACAAGAAGTCGTGGCTTGGGAACTTCCTGAAGAAGTTATCGAGAACGCCGGTGAAGGCCCCGCTCAGGTTGACCTACGTGCGATTGAAACTCGCAACGCTATGTCCCGCCTGATGAACGCTTACGAATATAGCGTTTCTCAAGCCGTTACCGTTGTTCCTGGCTACAACCCTTACGAAGATCCGACACCCGCCGCTGGTTCACAAACCGGTCTGGGCTTCCTGACTTGGACCGCTTTTAGCACTGCTTACGGTACTGGTGCTGGCCCTGCCGCTTGGTCTTCTCTGACCTCCAACCCGATTGAAGACGTTCTGAGCCTCAAGCGTTCAGTCGCCAATCAAATCGGTATTCGCCCTAACTCGATGGTTCTTGGAACCGCCGTGTTTGACCAACTGCTGACCAACCAGGCTATCCTGGAACGCATCAAGTATACTACTGCCGATTCTATCGACACGGATATGCTTGCTCGTTACTTCGGTCTTGAGCGCGGTCTGCGTGTGGCTGAAGGTCGTTATTTGGCAGATGACGGTACTCTGCAACCTGTGTTCCCTGAGAACGGCATCCTGTTGTTCTACAGCCCGAATGGTCCTAGCGATAGTGTTATGCCCGCTGGTGGCGCTAACGCCGCTACCCCCGCCTTCTCTTACACTTACCAGTTGACCGGCACACCTGCCGTTCGTCCTGAGTACTACATCCGTGAGCGTCGCGTGGTTCGTGCTGAAATCACTGTTGAACGTATCATCAACCTCGTTGGTCTCGGTGCCAATGGAGCTATCGGTTCGGGAGCTATGGTCACCGACATCCTGTCCTGATTAGGAAGGAATACTAAGGAGGTGTTTTCATGGCTATTCTTCGTCCATTAACAAAAGCGCAGTACGTCGTTACGTTTACTGCTCTCGGGGGACCTTCATTCGTGGCGGTCTTCACCAAGTTCGGTGGAATCAATGATTCCTCGGACACCAGCACCTATGCAAATGGTACTGGTAATCGCATCTACCACCTTGTTGGCCCTCGGACCGCTGACAATGTTCAACTTACAGCACCTTACGATCCGGCCATCTTCAAGGAGTTGGAAGACTTCTGGTTATCCTACGACTGTCAACCTATCACAATTACAATTACTCCCAAGAGTTGTAATGGTGAGGGTGAAGCCGACGGGGGTGGTGAATACATCTGTTATGAATGTCAGTTCGTATCTATTGTGACCGGTGAAGTTGATCGTGAATCTGCCGATGTGCAAACCATCGAAGTTGAGTTTACAGTCAATTACTGGGAACGTAACTAATTACTAAATTTTACTTTATGTAAATTTGTGCTATAATGCTCTCAGGTTATTCCTGGGGGCATTTTTTGTATTAGGGTAAAACCTTTGAAAGCATCCAATCCGAAAGGGATTCATGGCAAAGACGACATTTTCTAGTGGCGTCATCGTTACTTCACAATGGTTGAACGGTGCCCAACAAATATATTTCGACGGTCAAGACCTGGATTGGCATTATCCTCCGATTGGCTTGAGTTCTCTGGTTATTTCTGGACCTAACGGTTTAGATAACAGGTATGTAACTCTAGGTACAGAACAACCAGTAGCGGTTGGTGGTGTATATCAATCTGGCCTCCCCATTAGCGGAGCAAAGGTAGTCACAGGTCCTTGGGGATTCGGGTATGACCCATCACTCATAGGGAATCCTCCAAATGTACTCGCAAACGCACCTAAAAGTTTTACTACAAACGAAAAGTTTGAGAATGCGGCTGGTGTTCCATCCCCGCAAGTTTTTCAAAAGTGGGCTGCCCTAGCTCCTGAGGACTTGATTACAAAGAAAATTGTTGGTGATTGGGTTGATTATAATCTTGAATCTCTAATTGTCGATAACGGTTACTATGAAGTAACCGCTGGAAACTGTAATAATTACGAGGGTGGAAACACCGTTATCTGTCCCACACCATAGAGAGGTAAGGTTATGGCTCGCTACGCTCCCTTACCATCTGTATCTATTGACCCCCGTAACGAAGCTGAGATTGTTCAGCAGGCTTCTCAGGTTGTATATGATGCCTCTAACCAAACTCTAAATGATTTTTCCTCGGGAAATCCCCTATCTGCACTATTGCAGGGGCAATCATTTGCTCAGGGTGAATTTCTTTTTTGGGCAAATCAACTTCCGCAATCCATTCTCATTGAGTGGTTAGGTCCTTTCCTGGGAGCCATGAGGCGTCTTGGGTCTTCAGCTGTCGCTCAACTTGTTGTAACTATCTCTCCCAGTAATACAGATACTGTAATTCCTACTGGTACGAATTTCACAACAAACTCTCAACTAACAGACGCTCAGGCAATTACTTTTATTACCACCGAGCAATATGTAATACCTGCGGGTCGATCAACCGTAAATATTACGGTAGCATCTCAATATG